GAATTACCGCAAACCTTATCTGCAATGAGGCATAAGTGCTTGGTATTGAACTAAAAGTGATGGAAGTACCGCTAGTAGGAGAACTACTAGCAATAGATTCGTATGAACTGGGTAATACTTTTTGCCCAGTAATTCCTAATATTCTCATTAGGCACTCAAATCGCCAAAGGCTACCCAAGTATCTGTAGCACGCTTTATTAGCGTAGCAGCAGACCATTGAGCGCGTAGTTTTAATCCAATCGCATAGTTAATTGTTACACCAGCAGTTCCAGCAATAGTTGTTTGTCCTGCGCCAGTTTGAAGAATATTTATTTGAGTTCCTGTTGGGTAGGCAACAGATGAATTAAGTGGAACAGTTACTGTATTTGCTGAAGCATTGCTAACTTCAACCAACTTACTTGCATCTGAAAGAACAAGAGTATATGAAGCGGTTTGTGCATTAATAGTTAGTGTTGGGTCACCAGAAGGACCCGTAGCACCTGTTGCACCAGTAGCGCCTTGCGCTCCAGTTCCAGCAACTATATCCCAATCAGTTCCATTGTATCGTTTAACAGACATATTAGTACGCTCCCATTATTGTCATTGTTCGTAAATCAGGGTCATCTATGCCAGCCTCATCAATCCATACGTCACCAGTTGTAGGTGAGGTTGGTGTTGTTGTTCCGACAAATAAAGTCTTTCCTGGGTCAGCATCTGTAACAAAGATTGGTGATACTTTAACTGTACCAGTCGTTGCGGTATTAGTACCCATACCAACAAAGTCAATAAAGTCATAAGTCGTTGCTGAAGCACCATTAATTTTTACCTGTGAACCCGCCTGAACAGTTCCCCATTCTACACCAGAACCAGTTGACTTAAGGTATTGACCATTGGTTCCTGTAGATGAAGATGCTGTTAATGTTCCAGATACTGTTGGGTTAGATAAAGTAACTGCAGTAATTGTAGATACTGTTGTACCTGAAGTAATTACTGTAGTACCAATAGTTGGGGCTAGGTAACCAGCAGGGGCTGCTTGCCACTCAAGTCCTGAAGTAGTAGCACTATTAACCGCTAGTAAGTATCCGCTGGTTGAGGCTACAGAAAGAATTGTTGAGGTATCGCTACCAGTTCCTACAATTAAATCACCCTTAGCATTTGTATCTAATCCAAGAGTAACGCTTCCTGATGCTCCGCCACCTTGTAGACCATTGCCAGCATTAACTGAAGTAATGTCACCAGATGATGTAAATACCACCCACACGCTTCCGCTGTATACATACATATTGCCATCTGTAGTGTTGTAATAGATAACACCTGCGGTTAATGGGTTGCCATCATTATCTACTGTAGGGGCTGTTGACTTTGGTCCTAGGTAGCGGTCATCAAATGAATCCCAAGCACTTTCTGCAGAGGTAGCACTAGAGGCTGCAGCCGTAGCAGATGCTGATGCTGAAGTAGCAGATGTGGCAGCAGCGGTTGCACTTGCTGCAGCAGATGTGGCTGAAGTAGAAGCAGCACTTGCTGAGTTAGATGCAGAGGTAGCAGAAGTCGCTGCAGAAGATGCGCTAGTAGAAGCAGATGATGCGCTAGTAGAGGCTGCGCTTGCATAGTTAGATGCATTGGTTGCTTGAGTAGAAGCAGAAGACGCAGAAGTTGCAGCACTTGATGCTGATGTAGAAGCGCTTGATGCCGAAGTAGATGCTTCAGTTGCAGAGTTAGAAGCAGATGTAGCCGAGGTTGCTGCGCTAGATGCTGAAGTTGCAGCAGAGGCTGCACTTGTAGCAGCAGCGGTTGCTGACCCTAGAATACTATCTACATAATCTTTAGGAGTTGCAGAAGACGAAATCATTCCTGCACTTGATAGACCAGTAATAACTGGGCTACCTGAAATTGTAGGACTTGTTAAAGTTTTATTGGTTAAAGTCTGAGTTGCGTCAGCAATAACTACTGTACCTGTTGTATTAGGTAAGGTAATTGTATTGTCTTGAGTTGGGTCAACTACAGTAAGAGTAGTCTCGTATGCGTCTGAAGTCGTACCTTCAAATACAAGGACTGCACCAGCACTAGCGGTACCAGTTAAGGTTGGGTCGCTGATTGTTGGTGATGTTAAAGTTTTATTTGTAAGAGTTTGTGCCTTAAGTGTACCTACTACATCACCTTCGCTAGAGCCGATTCCGTGAAGGGTATGTCCTGTTCCTGAACCATCATTGTAATAAGCGGTAGCCTCAGCGTGTAAGTTAGCATCACGATAGTCACGACCAATTGCCATATGTCGGACAACTGCACCCGCTGAGTGTTCCTGTGCAGATGAGCCATCAATAGCACGAGTAATAATAAAGCCATTAGCGCCAGAGGTGGCGGTGGCATCTACAATTTCTTCAATTGCAGTATCTGGGTCAATAACTAATGTGAATGTTCTTCCTGCTGGAATAGATACACCACCTAGTAAGGCGGAGCCTGATACAACAGTTATTGAAGTTGTACCAGCAGTAATCGCTGTGGTCAGAGTTGTCTGCTGAGAGCGAGATGAGTATTGGCGTGTGGTCATTTATGTTCCTATCGGCTGTAGTGAACTCGTGGGGGATATTGCCCTTGTAGGGCTGCAATTTCTTCTTTAAGGCGTTGTGAGTAAAGCGCATACAATTGTTTTGTGGCATTTGCTGCTGCATTGTATGGACGCTTTCCGTCTGTTTCATCTGCTTGTGGGCTAACCTGACCAGCACGGGCTGGGTCAAGGTAGGTAAGCAATCGGTATGAAGCGCCAAGAACTACAACATCTTTAGAAGAATCTGGGTAACCAGTAACAGATGTAAAAACATCTCCTGCGTTTGTTAAAGTAGAAGGTGCAGTTAAATAGATAACTTTAACTGTACGACCTGCTGTAATGTAATCTGAAATAGTAACTGTTTGAGCATTACTACCCCAAACATCTCCGTCTGCAAATGAGTCAAAGTCCCAACGTCGTATTGGAATCCACTCTTCAGTTGGACCAACATCTTGCCAATCCATACGGATAACTCTGTCTATATTTAAATTATTAAAACCATAAGTATTTACTGCTGCATTGTAAGTAAAAGTTGTTTGCTTGACTACTAGCAACTGTGTTCCCATTGCTGCTATTGTGTCATTAATTGCTTTCTGGATTGAAAAACGTGGGAATACTGGAGATACTGTTACCTTCGCATCAACTGCGTGAGTAGTAGCAGTAGTGCCTAGATAGCCTCTACCGTATGGAGCAATAGTTGCTGTGTTAGCAACACGGTCAAAAGAATCAACCCATAGTAATTCACTATCAATTTCAAGCACACCTTTACCAACATTGTCAGTAGAACCAAGACTCAAGATAGTTGGATTGCTGCTTGGTGATGTTAAAGTTGTTACCGCTGTGGTTAAGTGGGTTGAACGCTCTTGTTGAAATGTATAACCAGAAAGGTTCATTGACACTTCATCAATAAGACTTGATAGTGTAGTTGCCACTAGATGCTCCTTAATGCGTCAACTGCTGATAAATTTGTAGTTCCTGCTAATTCGTTGCATATAGCATTAAGAGCCTTGTAGTCGTCAGGCTGACGGTTTGCATCTGCCTTATAGTTAAGTGCTCCAATTAATGCTTTGCCATTTGTCCCAGCCCATTCATTTGCAGCGCCTACTGCTGCTAAGTAAGAAGTTAAGACTGGATAAGTTCCGCCATTTGCAAGACGATTAAGTTCGTCTACAAATGAACTACCTGCTGTTCCTGCCATTACTTAGCCTTTCTTTTTGCTGCTGCATTATCTACCAAGTTTGGATATGGTCTTCCAGCCTTCTTAGCCATAGCCTTTGCTTTTGCTTTTTGTGCTGGAGTTAATGGGGTAGATTTTTTATTTGGATTTTTTTTGTCCCAAAATTGTTTTTTCTTTTTCACCATTTCACCTTATCTGCCCAATATGCTGCAGACATCTTTCCCTTAGCAATATTTGCTTTGTGACGTGCTTTAAATGATTTTTGTCTAGCAGTAGGTTGTTTGTCTCCAGTTACACCCTGTTGACCAAAGCGAATAGTTTTAACCTGACTTCCTTCTTTGGCAACAACAACGTGTGATTTAGTTGGATGTTTTGGTGTGCGCTTTGGTTTGTTAAAACCAGACACTCCTGCTCGCTCTAGTCTAGGGTCTTTTTTCATTTTCTTTTCTTCTTTGCCATTCCTGCTTCGCTCAAAGCGATAGCGACTGCTTGCTTCTTTGATTTAACTACTGGTCCTTTTTTGCCTGAATGAAGAGTTCCACTCTTAAACTCACGCATAACCTTGGCGACCTTCTTTGCGCCTTTAGTTTTTTTCATTACTTCTTCTTGCCCATTTTCTTCATTGTAACTTTTTTAACAGTCTTCTTCATAACCATTTTCTTACCTGACTTCTTGGCTTCTTTCTTTGCCATAGCCATTCCTTTTTTGCCGTAAGAAAATTCTTTTCCGTTTACCATTGGCATTTTATGCTCCTAGTTCATTCATAGTTTTTGCTAGTGTTGGTGTTATCTTTTCTGCCGAAGGCATTGAGTTACCGTTATAAGGTTTACCCAACGCTTCGGAAGCCTTATGTGCTGCTTCTATCTTTTGCATAGTGGTACCGCCAGGCTGTATGCCTTGGCGTTTTGCTTCTTTATAAGCGTCCATTTCTTTATTGTATTTATTCTTACTCATAAATGATTGACTGTTTGCATCACCAGTACTTAATTGAAGAGTCCTTGCCTTGCAACCAAAGCAGTTGCAGTTTTCTGAACAAGGTTCTTTATCAACTACATACTCACCAAAGTTTTCCCATACAGTAGGAGAGGTTTTATCGCACTTTAGACAACCCCATAAAGAAACACCTTGTATAACGTCGCCATCAATTAGATTATATTCCCACTCTAAAACTTTACCAACGTGACCGCTTTTTTCACAGTTGTATTCCACAGTAACCCCTTAAGCCTGTATAAAGTTATCCGACGTAATTCCTACGTTGCCAGCAATTAATGCAGCCTTAGTTGCATCATCTACTGTATATTCATAACCGCCCCTATATACCTGCGGATATTGTGTAAGGTCCTCGTCTAATGGATAACGGATTTGTTTGTATGCTCCATTAGTTTGCATAACTATTGTTAAGCCTCTGTCTAATCTAAAGAATTCAAAAAGACGGTGCTGTCCTGCTGGACCTTCCATTGTGGTAGGTGTAGTAAAAAGCCATTCAGTCATAAGTCCTCCTAATGAACTCACCGCAAGGCTAGAGTTTTTTACTTCTCTAGCCTTACAGTCAATCAACTAAAGAGCAGCGATTGAAGAACCTGATGTGATTCTGTATAGAGCCTCATCACGGTAAACAGCAAAGCCAAGTACGCCGTACCAACCCATTGGGCGGAAGCGCATCAACTTATCTGTTACGTTACCGATAACGATATGTGGCTCTTCAGCAACAGCCTCAGCCATAGCCTGTGAACCAGCAACGATTGTATCAAATACACGAGTTACTGGAGTTACAGTTACAACTGTTGTAGTAGTTACTGCTGCTGTGTTAGCAGTATTAACTGTAAAAGTTGTTGTTGAACCAGATGTTGCGATAGCAGTAATGACAGCGCCAGAAGCGATACCTGTTCCTGCAACCTTATCTCCGACCTCTGCACGAGTTGCGATAACAGCAGTTGAAGCAACGCCGAATGTAAATCCAGCAGAAGTTCCTGCAACTGTTACTGCAGTTGTAGCAAGAGCGGTTTGGTTAGCACCTGATTTTGCATTGTAAAGACGTGGTGACTCAACGAAGAATGAACCTTCGTAGTCTCCAATTTCGCCAGCCCAGATGTTCTTAACTGCTGGGTCAGATTGTGCGTGAACGAAGTTCCAGCCCAAGTTTCCAGTCTCAGCACGAAGGTCGTGTGAAACTTCTGGGTGAATACCAGTCCAGTATAGTGAACCACGACGTGCCTTAGCCTTGTTAGAACGAAGCAAAGCAACAGCCTTACGGATGTTTGCAGATGTAATCGTATCTGTGGCTGCAACAGTTGCTACAGAGGTTGCAGAACCTGAGTAGATGTTCTGTGTACCAGAACGTAGTGTGGTCATTGCAACTTGGTCAATTGAGTCAGCCAAGTTGTAAGCGATAATGTTAGCAATTGCAGGGTCTACATCTGCTAATGAGAATAACTCAAGAGCACGTGTAACTAGAACTGCATTGCCGTACTCATTTAGAGTAACT